CGATGGGGGCGAAAGGGTGTTGCAATCAATTTCGTGACTCGGTGGGATATCAAGAAGATTAAAGAGTTTGAAGTGTATTATAACACGGCGATTACGGAAATGCCTTCGACTATCAACGTTTCTTCTTAGAATTCGATAATTGTCATTTTACACCCTTTAAGATTTAAAATTGGAATTTTAGGATAAATAAATATATATATATATATATATATATATATATTTATATTTATGGTTATAGTATATAACAGGGATAATTCAAAAACTTATTCAAGTACTCTAATACCGGATAATTTTTTTTCTGGAACGAATGTATTTAATAATAGTCGGGGGCAGGTTGTTTTAACTGAATCGTGGACTAGCACTGGCACTAACACTGGCACTAGCACTACTACAAATGCTACGAATATAAAAAAAACTTATTTAGATGTATCAAATATTCAAATACAAAATTTACCAAAATTTAATGGTAATTATATTTCAAATTATACTTTTAATGATGATTTTATAAATAAAACACAAAAAGAATTAGTTGTTTATTATATAGGAGTTACAAATAAATGTCGTATTAAAGTTACTTATTTAGATTTTTTTGAAAAAGTTATTATTAGGTGCGGAAAATAAAATATGATTATAATAAAATATGAATCCCATGAATCGAAAGAATACAAAAGAATGCGAAATTTATTTTTCCAAATTGGAAAAAATAAAGGAGAATGTAATGGGCTAAAGTTGAAAACCTTTTACATTATCATTTCTTCTATGTGTCATCTATTAAATATTTTATAAAATTTTATTCGTAACAAGAAGTTTTTATTATTCTAAATGGATAATAAAAACAGAAAACACAATAATGGAAAATAATGAAAGAATCAATAAAAAAAAAGACACCGTAAATACGATATTTTGTTTACCGATTACATATGTAGACAAAGATAAATTGCACGAAATCGATGCGCACGTAATGACAGATTTAGAGTTGATTCGCGTGCAAAGCGATTTGGATAAAGAAAAGAAAAATGAAAATGTAAATGAAAATAATAAAGAAAGCGATAAAGAAAAAAAAGACAACTCTGTCATAAAACAAAAAACCATGTACGAGCATATTTTCAACCCCAAAACAATTTATGGAAAACGGTTTTTAGACCAGTGGGCGAAGTATTATACATCTGATGTAACTTTTTTACAGCAATCGCAAACATTGATTAAAAAATGTGAATTAAATCATTTAGATCTAGATCGTTCCACCAAGGAATATTTAGAAATTCACAGTATTTGGAGTTCGATTCAAGGTGATAAACATTTCAAAGACAAGTTTGGTTATATCGACATTGCCATGTTGGAACCGCTCAACTCGTCGTCGCTGTTTCTTCAAATTCTTTCATTGCAAAATTTGGCATCTCCTGTTATTTCTCTCTTGACTCCGCTCATCATACTTATTATTCCATTTTTTATACTGCGCTTTCAGAAGCTGCCGATCGATTTCACCATGTATATATCCTCCCTGAAAAAAATTGCACAATATCACCCCATTGGTAAAATATTTGAGAATTTTGGTTCAGTTCCATGGGATAAAAAGGTATACATTTTTATTTCCATTGCATTTTATTTCCTTCAAATTTACCAAAATATTGTATCATGTCACCGGTTCTATAAAAACATGTTTTTAATTCATAACAATATCCACGCATTTACAAACTATATTGGCGGAAGCATTGAAAACATTCGTTTCATAAATTCAATCATTGATAAAGAAAAATTGACATCCTACCGGTCTTTTCAAGCGGAAAACGAGAAACACGCGCAAATTCTGTCCGAACTATATGATGAAATAAGAAATGTGATGCCATTCAAACTCACTCTTGCAAATATATCGAATATTGGAACAATAATGAAACTGTATTATCGATTTTATTGTGACGAAAATATAAAAAGTGCAATCAGTTATACTTTTGGATTTAATTCATATATGGAACATCTCTCTGGACTTACGTCCCTGATTCAGAATAAAAAGATGGCCGCTTGCACATTTTTATTACCTTCGTCGTCATCGTCGTCATCGTCGTCTAAGAAAACGTATTTTAAATCGTCATATTATGCACCGCTAATGAATGATCGCCCCGTAAAAAATAATATTGTGCTGAATAAAAAGGCGACAATTACCGGTCCGAATGCCGCCGGAAAAACCACGCTCATTAAGTCCACGCTTTTGAATATCATTTTCTCTCAACAATTCGGATACGGATTTTATAAAAAAGCAAAACTGGTGCCGTATCAATTCGTCCACAGTTACCTGAATATTCCAGACACGTCGGGGAGAGACAGCTTGTTTCAAGCCGAGTCGCGCAGGTGTCGAGAAATCATCACTTGTTTGCTTCAACATAAAACAAAGAGACATTTTTGTATTTTCGACGAGCTGTATTCCGGAACAAATCCGTATGAAGCTGTTGCCAGTGCATATGGGTTCATTAAATATTTAAACACTTTTCAAAATGTGGATTTGCTGCTAACGACGCATTATTCCAAGTTGTGCACGCTTTTAGAAGCAGAGCGTGTTGAAAACATGCACATGAAAATTGAAAGGACTGGCGAACAGGGACAACAAGAAGGACAGGGACAACAAGAAGGACAGGGACAACAAGAAGGACAGGGACAACAAGAAAAAAAAGTGAATTCAATTAGATACACATATAAATTAGGAAAAGGTATTTCTTCTGTAAAAGGCGGAATCAAAGTTCTTGAAGATTTAGATTATCCGATTGAAATTATTAACGACACGATAAATATGATTCACGGCGTTGATGTTGAAGTATAACCTGGCAAGAAAAATATTTTTTTCATGAATTAAGAATTAAAAAATTAAAATAAAATTGTTTCGTTTATTATTTTATTTTAATTTATATTGAATTTGTAATACAATTCAATTTAATAATTTAATTAGTAAAAAATATAAAAATAAAAACAAAACTATAACATAAAATAAAATAAAAACATGTTAAGCAATATTTCTGATTTATTTACAATGGCTAGTTTAGTCATATGCATGCTGCTTTCTGGAATTATCTTTTATTACCTTCGCACACGCATCAGCATGCTGGAACAATCCGTTATGGATCAAGCGCAACTTTTGCAACAAGTGGTGACATCGTTAAAATCGTCGCAATATAGGCAACAAGTGAATGCGAATGCGAATGTGGTTTCTGCACAACAACATCAAGATCTTGTAAAGTCAAGTGAAATGCAAATGAATTTAATTCAAGTGTCTGATGACGACAGCGATGATAGTGATGATAGCGACAGTAGCGAAAGTAGCGATTCTGATGATTATGAAAGCGACAATGACAATTCTGAAAGTGGAGTAAATGTTTGCACGCTTGAAGGGTCTTGTTCTAAAATTATTGATTTGTCAACCATTGCATCATCTGCAAACTACTTGAAACCGTCGTCGTCTCATTCTGAAATCAAAGTAATTGAACTAAAGTCAAACATTCGCTCTGATAAGGATTACCTTGGTAACAGTAGCGACGATGACGACGACGATGACGACGAGGATGATGACGAGGATGATGATGACGAGGATGATGACGAGGATGATGACGAAAATGAGAATGACGACGATGATTATGACAGTGGCGAAATGAATAATGGCGAAAAAAATGATAATAAGAATGAAAATGAACATATTGAAAATAAAAACGATGAATCGAATAACCAATCTCATGGAAACGTAAATATTAAAAATATGAAAAGTATTGTCATTGAAGATCCAACAACGTCTGTTTCTTTGGATGAAATGAAAAATATGCCCGTAAATTCATTGCGAAGTTTAGCAAAAACCAAGCTTAGCAATATTGATGTTCCAACTATTAATAAAATGTCAAAAAAGGATATATTGAAGGCACTGCATGAATAAATAAATAAATGCGTCGCCATCCATACCATGACAATTATATTTTATTTTTTTATAATAAAATATAATAAAATATACAAAAATAAAATATATATAGGAATATAGTATACTATTTATTAGATATTTAGATATTTAGATATATTATTAGACATGAGCTGGGGAACTTGTTATTCGGGATCAAACAACATTCATTTCAATTATCCGCCGATTATGGCCGATGGTCGCAACTACGCCACGTGGCAACCAGGCGCCGTTATTAACGAACAAATACGAGAGAAAAATAACATTACCAGCAATTCCGACTACCGTCAATATTTGATTCGAAATGCAGACGAGGTAATGCAGGCCAATTTAATTGGTGCGTGCGATTCCTGCGGTTTCAACTTGAATTTAATCAGCAACAGTAACGACAACGCTTCTGGAAATTATCCGAAACCGTTTCTGTTCTCTTCTCCGTGGGACAGAAGTCAACCGTTTGGATACGAATCCAGCGATTTGAAGAATTTGTACTTGTCTCGATACGAACTGCAGAGTCGAATGATGGCGCCGGCTCTAAACCAGGAACAATATTTGACTGGCGGATTTCCGAATCCAAATTCTTAACCGAATCCAAGGTTTATAAATCGAATCCAAGGTTTATCAATGTTTATCAAATGTTAAGGGATTATTTTATTTATTTATAAAAATAGAATAAATAAAATATAAATAAAAAGAATAAAAAATATAAGAATAAAATAAGAAGGATTATATAAGTCATAATATAACATAAATAAAGAGAGAGATAACATGTCAAATTATGCCGGTAATATTTTATTTTATGTTGCAATTTTTTTCATCGCATTCATGTGCATGCAGTATAAAAATTCGGCACGAAACGGAGAGATTTTAGACGAAAATGATTTAATTCGAAAATATTTACTCAATGATGAACACTATGATACAATTTTCAATAAGAAAAATTCAAAACCGATTTTGTGGATTCATATTGAGTATGACGTCAATTCTAGGCGCTGGCTAAACTATGGGTCCAGAAACAGCACCGAATTAAACCAGCCCTACATTTATCTCACGATACGAAGCATTATTCAAAAATGCAGCGACTCGTTTCATGTCTGTATTATCGACGACGCGTCGTTTAACAAATTGATGCCCGGATGGACGCCGGCTGCGCAAAATCTACCGTCTCCGCTTCGCCCGCATCTGAGAGAACTCGC